ACCGGATGGCCGCGATTTTTTTTCCCGTACACGCTCCAAAGTAAAAGTAAAGTAACTAGTGGTCCCCGCCCACTAACAAATGTCAGCCAATCAGAATGAAGCCTGAAAGCTTTCTTATCTAGATTTTGTCTTTATATACTTGCTCGCCAAGTAGTTTTATTGCAACATGTGGGACACATTATTGAACGAGTTTCCAGACTCTGTTCATGGTTTTCGTTGTATGCTGGGTATAAAATATCTGCAGCTTTTAGAAGAGGAGTACGAGCCCAATACTTTGGGACACGATTTAATTAGAGATCTCATATCTGTCATTAGGGCTAAGAATTATGTCGAAGCGACCCGGCGATATAATAATTTTCTGAGGAAAATCCTAGTGTTTTCCGACGAGTGAAGGCAAAGATTGCAGAGGAAGAATTCCTCCTGAAATTCAAATTTCAAATTTGAAATCTTGGCAATTGCGCCTCAAACAGTTGCTGTCAAGGGACCCAGATGACCGCACTATCTTTTGGGTGTATGGACCCACCGGAGGAGAGGGCAAATCGACATTTGCCCGTGACCTGTACAGAAGTGGGTCCTGGTTCTATACACGTGGAGGATCTGCTGATAATGTGGCTTACCAGTATATAGGATGTTTAGGAAATAATATAGTCTTTGATATCCCTAGGGATAAAAAAGATTATTTACAATATAGTTTAGTAGAAATGTTTAAGGATAGATTAGTAGTTAGTAATAAGTATGAACCGATAATGGCTCCTATGCTTAATTGTATTCATGTAGTAGTTATGTCTAATTTTCTTCCAGATATGGAGAAGATTAGTAGTGATAGGGTCCGTGTAATTCCTTGTATTCCTTGTGGTGTTTGTCTTAAGCATCATGATCATAATATAAAATGTGATGAGTATTTAGAATAAATAAAATGACTGTTGAATTTGATATTATTTAAGAAAACAAGGCCCCGCAGGGGCAATATAAAAAAATATTTTGCTTCTTGAAAACAAGAAGGAATGATATGAAAGAAATATAAGTGGGTCTCGAATTGCATAAGCACATGGAGATGAGGTTCGCCATTCTCGTGGAGTTCTCTGCAAATTTTAATATATTTTTTATTGGTTGGGGTATTTAATTTGAGTATTTGTTCGAGTGCCTCTTCTTTGGATAGAGAGCATTTTGGGAAAGTGAGGAAATAATTTTTTGCATTTATAAGAAATTTTCGTTGGGTAGGCATGTTGGTCAGAGGACCCGATTGACTCTCTATTCAATCTTTCATATGTATCGGGTCCCTGGGTCCTTATTTATATGTGAGGACCTTAATGGCATTATTGTAATTAGGTAAAAGTAATACGCTTTAATTCAAATTGGTAAAGCGGCCATCCGTATAATATT